GAAGTTTCGGGTTTGATTCAATCATCCCCTCAAAATCCCCAAAATCAACATGGGCTGCACTTGCGCTCCGCATGGCTCTCATTCTGCTGTCCGAATCATCTCTAGGGCCGCTTGTGGGCTGTCAACCCTGCACAGTGTGCCGCCGTACCACTTCTCGAAAAAATCTGTCTGTAGGGTCGTTAAACGTTTTTTGCTGTCGGTTTTGATTTCCATCAAAAAGGTGTGGTTTTGATAGCCAACCAGTAAATCAACAGGGAGACCAATAATCCAGACATACGCGCCTGCATCCCGTAATGCCTGCACTATGGCCTTTTGGTTTTCGTCAACCCTTGCTGCTCTACGCATTTAAGATTCTCCAGGCTGTTGCTGCACACAATGGGACTTGTCCATTGCCAATGGCTTTAAGTCTGTCCACCCTAGCGGCCACCCCATCAGCCACTCTACCCACGTTGGGTTCAGCTGACCAGAAATCGGGTCTACCGATTGACTCAGCATAATTTGCTTGCCTATCGCTACCCTGCGCTGGATAGATGGGTTGCTCATATTGCCTCTGTCCCTGTTGTCCGATGCTTGTGGCGTGGGCCAATACTTGTCTCTTTTCTTCTTGCTTGAGCCTTGAGTCAGAAGCAGATATTCCTCGTAAGTTTCCACATTTCTCGCCACCATCGAAACTTGCCCGTCTCCCCTCCATGCACCGCCCTTTGATGCTACTGGCGTAGGCCAAGTTTCCTTGCGTATCTTTAATGCTCGCCTGCTGTTGCTCCCACCGTCCAATCCTGTCGTGTTGGGCGTGTGAAAGCTGTCCACGCCATTTGGCGACAATCCAAATTCTGTCCCTCTGATGGTTTGCTCCAACGTCCGCTGCTCCCAGCACTCCCCATTTCGCATCAAACCCCATTGCGGCCAGGTCTCCAAGAACTCTTCCGAGTCCCCGAGAAGTGAGCATTGGGGAGTTTTCCACAAAGACAAATCGGGGTCGTACTTCGCAAATGATGCGTGCCATTTCTCCCCACATTCCGCTTCGCTCTCCGTCAATTCCTGCGCCTTTTCCTGCTGCGCTGATGTCTTGGCATGGAAACCCTCCAGATACGACATCAACAATTCCTCGCCACTGGTTTCCGTCAAAGGTTTGTACGTCATCCCAAATCGGGAAAGGCGGGAGAAGACCGTCATTTTGTCGGGCGCACAATACGCTTGCTGGGTATGGCTCCCATTCAACGGCGCAGACGGTTCGCCATCCGAGGAGTTTGCCGCCGAGTATTCCTCCACCAGCGCCTGCGAAAAGAGCCAGCTCATTTAATTGCTCCATTTTTCATTTCCTTCAAAACATGGGCTTTGATGCCCCTAAATAAATCTTCTTCATCTAGCTTTTTTACTTCCTGCCAAGCCCATTCCTTCCAGGCTGGCAGGCGGCACAGTCGCACCATGTCGGCAAAGACTCTGTTTCGGATTGCTTCAGCGTCAAACATTGTTTGTCATTTTCTTTCTTAGTGCAGCCAATTGCTCCCGTATCTCTGGTGGCATAGGTTTTGTTTCGGGCTTGTTTTCAATGGCTGTTGGATGCGGGATTGATGGGCCATTGCTGCACAATTCCTTAAATTTCAGCGCACTAGGCGGGAAATTCGGGTCGCAACAATTGATTGCGTAATCCATCCGTGGGCGGTAGGTCAAGTAGATGCCAAGCTGATTTATCCATTCCTGGCGAATCATCTCTGGGTCGATTCCGTCCCAATGTCGAAGAAATGTCGCACCATAGATTGCATTCAGTCTGGCAAAGATGTAGTCAAAGCCAGTGTCCTTATCGCAGAAGTCGGTCATTTTCCACCTCCACTGGTTTAGCCCAAAACGGTTTTGGTGCTGTCAAGCCGCGAGTTAGTTGGTGCATATTGTTTTGAGCCTTCTGTGCTGGAGTCATTTTTTCCTCCATCCATTCGGCCTTGAATCCTGTCCAGCCTCTTGCACAACAAGTTTCCAATGCTGTTTGCAGACTGACCCCTGCTTTCTTGGCTTCGCGTTCTATGCCATCCAATGCTGTCTGCGTGACTGCTGCTTTCTTTGACTTTCTTAAAGTTATCCAATCCTGCCAAACTGATTCCGTCACGCCGAATGGCGGGGCGACTGTCTTCTTTTGTGTCTTGTGTAATGTGTCCTGTGTAATGGGTACTGTGTTATGTGTAGCATTGCCTTCGGATTGCGTTCGCAATGCGTTCGCATCTTTTGGCTTGTCCCATCTTGCCTTAGCACTTGCAGCAGCCTTCTCAGACTTCTCGCCAACCTTCGCCATTTCCTTGTTTGCCCTATGGTGAATCCATCCATCTTCTGTGCGTTCGAAGTACTCTCGCAATACGGATGCAATGCAATCGCTATGCGTTCGCATACGAATCTGCCTAGCGACCTCTGCTAAATCAAGTGGGATGGAAAGCTCATGAAGGTAGTACCAATCAAGCAAACGCCTGTAGGCCAAGTCTTCAATGTCTGTGAGATGAGCCGTGTGGCTCTGATAGTCACCAATGTTGAATTGGTAATAGTGCATTTTGCAACCTTACGTTCTAGGTTAGCGTTACTAAAAAGAACATCGGCAGGGCGGTAACGAGTCGCCTTTTCCCCCGCTAAGGGTAGCCGTGCCCACATTCTATACGGGTTCTTTCGCAAGCTCAAGCGCCCTAGTCAACAGGGCAATTGTGGCAGCGTCCAGGTCATCAGCAAGGTTGTACTCGCCAGCCAGTTCAATGGCTTGGCATAGCAGGATTTCTGCGCTCTGAAGTTCAAGTTCATCCATAGTCATCCTACAAGCCTAGCACAATTTTGAGATAAAAAGTATAGGGAAAACCCCTAGAAGAAAAGCATAAAAGCTGCGATAAGATGTGCCTACCGCAAGCAAAGGGCAAGCGGATTTATTGACCAAGAAAGGTTTTTTATGATTCACACACCATTCAGAGAGTTAGTCAGGCAAGAGCTATCCAGCATCGAATATTGCTGCTATTGCTTTGAGCCAAAGGGCTGCAAGTACCACTGCTGCCAAGAGAATCACTTTGTGCCATTCACCGACCTGTATCCCGAAGACCAGGAAGACATCTTGAACAACGAAATGGAAGAGTACGAGGGAGTGAACAAATGACTGTACACACAAACATCCGCTACATCCCTTGGGATACCTTGGGCAACGGGCAACCAACTGAGCTATCTGTCGAATACGAATGGGACACGGAGATGAACACCTTGGTGGTCTTTTCTGTTTGCCATGCAGGGTTGGAATGGATTGACTACCTGAGTGAATCTACCCGCGAACACATCACCAACAAAATTTCCGAAAGGCTTGAAGATGACCACTGCGAATAAAGAAGCTGACCGCATTATTGCGGACGCAGAAGAGGCCGCACAAAGGTACGGTGCAAAAGATGCTGCAGACAGGCTGGCCTACCAAGTCGGAGTGCTGCAAGCCCACATCCGTGGTTTGTGCCATGAGGCTCAGTACAACAGCGACGAGGTGAAGAAGCTCCAGCAGGAAATCCTGTGGGAGCGTAAACAATGATTACATCAAACGATGCAGAGGAAATCATTGCTGAATGCAAGAACAAAAAAGACCCTGCCCTCTATTTGGAAATTTATGTGAAGCAGCTTTGCCGCTGGATAGAAATCCAAAATGAGCGTATCGAATGGCACAAAGAGCAATTAAATCAAATTTGCAAGGACACAAAATGAAAGAAATAGCAACAGCACTGGTCAAAGCACAAAAGGCTTTTGGCCCTGCACTCAAGACATCGACTAACCCACACTTTCGCAGCAAGTATGTGGACTTGTCAGGCTGTATAGAAGCGGTCATTGACAGCCTCAACAACGCAGGGATTGCATTGGTGCAACGCACCAGCGAGGACAGCACAGGCGTGACCGTAGAGACTGTTTTTATCCATGAATCTGGTGAGACATTGGAGTGCGGCAAATTGCACGTTCCAGCAGGAAAGCAAGACCCGCAGGGGTATGGGTCAGCTTTGACCTATGCACGGCGCTACAGCCTCATGGCGGCCTGTGGGATAGCTCCTGAAGACGATGATGGCAATGCAGCATCTCGTGGCCCTCGCATTGCAGCAGCTAAGACTGAATTGGTGTCACCAGGGCGAACAAACACGCTTGCTGTGGTGGCGCAAGCAATCAATGAGCGCATGGCAGCAGATGATGCAGTCGGCGCTCTTGGTGAGTACCAATGCATCGTTGATGCTGAGGAAAAAGTAGCACTGTGGGGAATGCTTGACAGCAAGACTCGCAGCGCAATCAAAAAGCAATCTGAACTTTCAAAGGGTTAAAAATGGCAAAGCTATATGAAGTGACCGTTGTTAACGGTAAGTACACAAAAGACGGTGTTGAGAAAAACAACTACCAAAAAATTGGCTCCATCTTGGAAACCAAGCATGGAAAACAGTTGAAGTTGGACTCCATCCCTGTGATTGAAGGCGGCTGGAATGGCTGGGCGTACCTTAATACGCCGAAGGCTAAAGATAGTTTCCCAAAGGACGATGGCTTTCCCAAGGACATGGACGACGATTTGCCATTTTGATTAACGGGGGGAAAGCAGGGTATCAATTCGCAGTTGCCGCCTGATAGCAAGTACCCCCACCTTTTAGGAGTAATTTATGGCTACTTATGCAATTTTAGAATTGGACATCATCCGTTGGGCAGAGGCTAGGAAAATCATTCCTAACAGCCACCCACAAACTCAATTACTCAAAGCAGTGAGTGAAATTGGTGAGCTGGCAGATGCAACCATCAAAAATGACCAGGATGGCATTGCTGATGGCGTTGGTGATGTGATGGTTTGCCTCATTGTTTACTGCGCCTTGCAGGACATCAATCTAGTTGATTGCATGGATTTGGCTTATGAGGAAATCAAAGACCGCAAAGGCACATTGCTTGCCAATGGCGTGTTTGTGAAGGATGAAGCATGAAATACATCCTAGACTTCTTTGCCCTAGTTGGCTTATGCGCCAGCATCATTGCAGCAGGGTTTTACTTAGGGTATGCCACTTACAAGCCTGAATGTGAAATGCGGGTTGCTGCGTTTACGAAGGAGTGCAAATGATTAGCTCAATCAAGAAATTGCTGCAAACGCCAACTCTTATAGAAATAGTTGTCAAGGAATTAGTAGAGGCTCATCGGTCTAAATTAGAAGCTCAGAGCGCACAAGACTATGCGAGAAGCGTAGTTCAGTACAACATTGACCGAATCGAACGATTGACCAATACATTGGATGAGTTGAAGGAGCAAGCATGACCGGATTCAATTCAAAGCGTGAGGCGGCTGCTGACAAGCAGCGCACCATGAGTAAAAAAGACTTGGCTATGGATAGTCTAACGCGCATCTGCGAGATACAGCAGCGCCTAATTAACCAGCTTATTGCTATGGAGCAGAATTCTTATGCCCGTGGATATGAAGATGGAATGGTGGCTCAGGCTGAAGTAGAAATTGTCCTAAACGAAATAGTTGCTCAGGAAGTTAAGCCAAAGGAGGAGCAATGAGTTTTGAGAATGTTCCCCATGCGCCAAAAGCGCCAATTATTCGGGGCTTGCTGCATAACTTCCCTGATGGCTTGACAGTCTCAGAAATCTGCACAAAGACGTTTATTGATTCACGGGTTGTACGCACTTGCCTTAAAAAGATGGCAGATTGCTACATTGATAGGTGGCTGGTAGGCAAACATCAAAAGCCGCCAGAGGCTGTTTGGTGTTTAGCCGATGTGCCTAAGAATTGCCCTAAACCAAGTAACAGAAAGACTAAGGAATGAATATGAAAATCAACGCCACATTCAATGACGAAGAAGAGGCTATTAAAGCTATCCACTCAGGCTATGCTTGGCAGACTCTGCATGAGATAAACGAAATACTGCGCCAACATAGAAAACACGACTTACCTTTTGAGCAAGTCGTGTCTAAAATCCAGGCATCATTGAATGATGCTCTGGCTATGATTTACCCCGATTAGGCTTCTTCGTCTTCTTCCCAATCGTCTTCGGACTCATCGTCTTCTTCAACTTCTTCTTCGTCTTCTTCGATGTCTTCCACGACTTCCCAACCGTTTGCTTCGTAGTAAGCGGCTGCGTCCTGGATGACCTTGATGACGTTCATATCGTCAGTGTCGATGGTGATAGAACCCGACTCAATTAGCATTTCAAACTGATACATGGTAACTCCTATACGTTGATGATTTGACCCCGAAATTCAACCTGATTTTCGTCCCACTTGTGAACTAGCTCAGGCCACAAAATCCTACCACCTTTGAATGTCAGGACTGCAAATCCAGACCTATGGTTTAATGGGTTTCCTTCTCCATAATCAAATTGTGGCCCATAAGGTTCTGCTAAGGTTCCCGTATCTACGCCGTACCGATTCCCTGTGTAATCAGCAAAAGGCGTAACTTTTAGACTATGCAAATGACCAGTAACGATGCTGATTCCTGCGTTTACAGTGTTGTTGTGGGCAGCATGAACACCGTTCTTATATCGGTGCTTGATAACGCAATCTTTGGTAGGCCAAACAGACCATGCAAACTCCCATGCTGGTAAATGGTCTTCCAACTTAAATCCATGCACCTCTTTGTACTGCGGAGCTTGTGTCGCTAACTTGTTGGCAAAGCGTGTGTCGTGGTTACCCCATGTGAATAGCAACTTGCAATTGTGCCGCGCTGTTTTAGCGGCTTCCTCAATCTCGCCAAGATGTGCTTGAACTGCCTTTAACTCTTCAATTACGCTTGGCATATTATTCCAACCCAAAGGTGGGTGGCGACTGATTGAAGCGCCATCAAAGGCATCACCATTGCTGATAACCGCATGAGGCTTTAGCTCTTTGATTGCCCACAGCAAGCCCTTATAGGCGGTGGTGTACTCACCAGGCCAAAAGTGCGAGTCAGAAAAAACGATTATGGTCTGGTCAAGAATACCAAGGTCAACCCGATTGAGGGACGTTTTGATTGGCTGAATGTGGGCGTATGCTTTTCCTCGCTCATCATTAGCGACAAGCGGTTGGTTCAGGTCTTTTTCTATCCTGCGTCTACGGCGGTGAACTAACCGTTCCGTGATGTCTAAATATTCTGCTACCTTGGCAGCGGAGCCATAACGGTTCCAAACATTGATGAACTCTTGACGCGAAACTTTAGCTTGCATATAGACTCCGCAAAGTTGCGCGGAATCTAACACACATCTATTGCATCAATATGCACATGACTATACGTTGCGCTCAAAGTGCGGACAATCTACCAACGAACGAAAATTTCCTCCCCACCGATGCTTGGGATGCAAGCTCTCCCAATACGCGCCAAGTGGAGCCAGGGTAGATTTATCCCAGATGATTTTGCCATCCTTGAAGAAGTTCAAGTCCATTGCACAGCGTTTTAAGTGAATGCTATTCATCGTCTTGCTGCGACCTGTTTTGACGTAGATGGCCTGCTGTTCAGGTGTACGCGCCAACTCGCCACCTGTGACCATAAATCCCTGCTCAGTAGCGTACTGAATCAGCTTGCACATATCCAGCAGGAAAGCCGCTTGTTCTTGACTAAGACTCATACAAACCCTTTTTTTGAACAATTAAGTCAATGCAAGTAGCGTCTACTATTGCACCCATTTTGACGTATTCCTCTTTCTTTTCCATCACAACTGCTATGCACTGCTGCCTATTGGTATAGTGGGCATTTTGCTGGAAAAACTCACAATGCCCGTTCGTACAGATATAGAGGACGGGAATAAAGATGCTCACTTGTTGCTCCTCATTTCAACCAGCTTTTCGATTGTGCGTCCACCGAAATATGCGCCCATGATTAGCTGCCCCCAATTTCCTAACAAGGTCACGTAGCTCTCGTTTGCGTTGTAGCCGTAAGCAGACATCATGGCAAACAAGAAGTAGCCCAAAAACAACGCAACCAGCGACATAGGTCGGATGTTCTTGGACAGCCAAGAGTCGGAAGACATGTCTGCCTGCCAACGGTCTGTGACGTTCTCCGCATCAGACTGTGCAGCCTTTGCCAGCAGTTCCATCTCAGCCAACTCCATCTTGGCTTTTTCAATGCCCAACTCAATCAGCCGTTCCTCGTGCTGGAACTGCAACTCGCGCAGTCGCTCAACATCAGCGGGAGTGGGATTATCGGGAATCTTGATTCCCAAAGTGTTCTCGACCACTTCCTTGCCCTTTGCCTGAATAGCAGAAGACAGAAGGCCAAGACCGCTTTCAGCAAGCGTACTCAACAATGCGCCAATAATTGGAATCATCAAAAGCCCCTATTCGTGATAACGTGAAACGTGATGCTAACCAGTGGAACAACGATAGCTGACGCACCTGAAATCCAGAGTGTGTTCATAATAATCGCTATTTTCACTTCTTTGTCCTTCTGCTTTCTTTCTGCCTCTTCTCGCTCCAAAGTGTTTCGCTCTTTAATCATCCTAGCTCTCTCTGCCATCATCTCTTCCCACACGGGCGCATTGCCTGAGTAGAAAAGAATGTCCTTCAGTTCCTTCTCATGTTCCCGCAATGCTTTAGAGGCCATTGCAATCTGGAGAGCTTGAGAGCTTATCTGTGCATCTGTCTTTCCTATGCTTGCAATCCGCGCCTTGCTGCTCGCTAGGTGAACTGTATCTGCTGCTTGGTAAAAACTGCTGAATTCCTTATAGAGGCCGTGGATGTCTTTGCCAAGAGCAACTGCTTTTTTATGCCAGAAACGGCAGCTTGTGCCATAGCGAACGCAACGAAGGGGTCTATCATTTTTTGTTCACCACCGCCCATCGGCAGATGCGTCCATCTTTGTCAAGAAACTCATTTGCTCTAAGCATCTTGTCCTCATCTTTCCTTGGAGTACGACAAACCAGCACTGTTTTAGTCTCTGTTCCAGGCCAAGGACTTTCGGCAGAGGCTAATAGAGCATTGAACATTATTGCTGCTCAGATTCTTGGGGCATAGTAGCAGGCGCACCAACACCTTGATAAGCGCCTCTTGCTGCACCAGTTTGCAAGTCATTTACAGCATCTGCCACCCATTGGACTCCATATTTTTTACCAATCCTAATAGCCTCATCAATTTTTGTTTTGTCATAGCCACTGACTCTTGGCTGCACAGATTCAAAAACTTTAACAGCATCGGACGGGTTCAGTAGCAATGCTTTCAGCTTTTCTTCTGTTGCGCCAGATGCTGTTTTTGCCCAATACTTGCTAAACAAAGATGTGATGGCATAAATTGGCCCAGAAACAGGATTGTATATACGAGAAATAATTTGCTCTGGAGCAATTCCAGTAAGCTCTTCAACTCTGGTCTTGGGAACAGTCTCAACCCTGAAAGGAACATTGGTCAAATCTTTTGTCAATCGGTCTGATGCAATTGAAAAGTCTTGGACTTTCTTTGCGTAAGTAGGCCCAAACACACGATTGAAAACAGCCGCTTTGTTTCTGTCATTGAGAAAAGCAACTGGGTCTGCTGAGTTAACAACGTCATCTAACAAGAATGCACGAGCAGCATTCACAGCGTCTTTGTTAGCGCCATATTGCGACATAAACTTGTTGGTGAATCCAATGTCGCTGTACATCTTGGAGATGAGCCTTTGAGGGCTTTCCATGCCTTCTTTGCCAAGGATTTGCTCTCCAGCAACTTTCTCAAATGCTGCGTTAACTCTGTTCTTCTGCCTAATCAGGTCATCAATGTTGGACACAGATGCGGTTAACTCATCCTCAAGACCTGGGACTATAGAGATAGCGCCTTTGTTCTTCTTAAGCCAAGCTCTTGCAGCCCGTGGGTCAATAGCATCGTTCTTAATTGCCACCTTGCTAAAGCTATCGTAGAACGCATCCTTAACGATTTGTAGACCTTCTGGGCCAGTTGCCGCAATAAATTCGCTTGCGTTTGATTTGTTGCCAATGATGGCTGGGCTAATCTGCTCAACAAATCTCTTACGGTCAACACTTTTTAGGGTTTCGGCATTAAACGGCAAGCCAACTTTTTGCAGATACGCATTGTCCGCATTGCGATATGCGGCTACAAAATCTGGGTCAAGTCCTTCAATATGCCCACCAACACGTTGTTTTAGCTCAGTCAAAAGACGAATGTCTGCTGGGTCATCTGTTTTGCGAAGTTGCTTGTTTATCTCTCTTTTCAAAGAGTCAAGGTCTTCAATGGTGGCAGCAGTAAACTTTCTTCCGCCTTCGATTGCTGGTTTTCCTTCAGCAGTCAAGATTGCACTTGGCTCTACTATTTCAGGCTTAAACTTAACGCGCACACGGTTGTAGATAGACGGGAAAGTCTTAAAAATATCAGACGCTTGACTTCCTGCCACAAAGTTATAAATATCATCTACAGATGCTGCTGGCAACTCTAGACTTTTGTTTTTTGCTATGTTGAAAGCCTCCGTGTACAGAGGGGCAACCGATTTTCTTGCGTCATCTTCTTTCTGTGCAACCAGTGCAGAAATGCGCTGACCAAGCACAGTAGGGTCAAGAGTTCTGTCTTCGGATAGGTCTGCAATTTGTTGGTCGATTGAACGAATTTTTCTTTGTTGTGGCTTTGCCAAATCCAAAGGTTCAATCAACTTACCTTTTGCTGACACTTCCGCTGTAATTTTTGATGGGTCACCAAAGATGCGTTTTTGGTTTTGCGCCAAAGCAAGTTTTGCATCTTCAAACTGCTTACCATACTGCGCCCGAAACACTGGGTCTTTGGACGATAGCGACTGAATGATATTGTTGATAACAGGGTTGTCTGCAAGCATGGAGCTTATAGGCATTTGCATCTTTGCACCACCAGGAGCTTTTAGATAAACACTCTCTTGCGCCCTAGCAGCCTCAACAATCTTCTTCATGTAATCAGGGTCAGCAGCACCAGCAGCAATAAAGATGTTGCTTATGCGGTTGTCCACATCTTTCATTAGCTCATCTTCTGGGACTGTTCCTTTGACTCTTTCCCATTGAGATTTTGATAAGTTCCATGCTTTTCCGCCAACCTCAACGCCAAGTTCTGCCGCCTTCATTGCTGTGCCAGCAGCATAAGATGTGCCGCCACCTCCAAAAAGACTACCCATAAATCGGCCTAGAATTGGCATATCAACTTTTTGACCGCCATACTCTCCAATTTGACCGCCACCTTCAGCGCCAGTACCAACAACAGCTTGTTCAGCTGGTCGTAAAAGTGCCTGCGCCACTACGGGAGCACGTTTTATTGCAGCCAGAGGAGGGAACAAATAAGACTCAGGAGATGCAGCAGCTTCAACACCAGACAACAAAGCACCCTTGAATCCTTTGGGGTATGGCGTTGTTGTATCAGCGCCCATTCCTGCTTGAATTGACTGTCGCGTTATTGGCTCCATTTCTGGCTGTGCAGGAAAAGCACCGCCAAATGTTCCTGTTTGTTGAGCAGAGCCAGCAGAAATTAAAGATGCAGCCGATGTCAATCCACGCTGAATAGCCTCAATGAAACCCGCTTCTTTCTTAGGGGCCGCTCCCAAAGAAGCAGTCAATTCCTCAATTTCTTGAGGAGTTAACTCAACTTCACTTCTAAATGTTTTGCCGTCAACTTCATATTTGAATGCCATTTGCTATTCCTCTGTAACTGTTACAGTTTTACCACTTTTGGTTGTAAGTGTTTTAGATGCTTTTGCGCCGCCTTGATATGGCTTTAATTGTGGGAAGTTAAGCGCTGCGTCTAAAGCTGCTGGTGGATATTTTTGCAAATCAGCAATGCTTCTTTGCGCTTTGATTTCAGTTTGAGCTTTATCCAAAGACACTTTTCTAATTGCAAGCAAAGTCTTTTTAATTTTATTTTGCGTGTCAAGAGTAGGAGTGCCGCTAACCAATTTTGACAAATAATCGGCAGTCCCGCCCAAGATTGCGGGGTCTGCTCCAGCAGCAAGCAGCTCTTTCTGGCTCAAGTCTCCACCACCAGAAATAGCTCTGGCAAACTGAGTTTGAGCCGCTCTAAATGATGAGAAGTTGTTGGTTGCTATTGAATCATCAATGGCTGCCAAAGCAGTATCGGTAGCATCAATAATTTTTAACTGAGGCTCAATTGTTCGCTGCACACTGCTTCTAAACGCAGGAATGTCAACAAGTTTTTCTGTTCCAGGCAAAATATTTTGTATTTTTGGAGCGCCAGCACTTTTTCCAGCTAAATCACGTTTTTCTACCTCTGCATCTACAATTTTGGCTTCTGCTTGAGTTAGTTCGCTAAATCGTTTGCCGTAAAGTGTTTGAGAAATTCTTTCGGCTTCACCTCCAACTGAAGGAGGCGCTCTATCGGCTGCTGCTGGTTTTGCTGTCAATCTTGCAAGCTCATCTTTAAATACTCTGTTGTATTCAGGCGTGTCTTTTGCATACCCAGACAAATCTGCAAATGCAAGTGCATTTCTAATTTCATTTGTTGTTGCGTCTGCTTTTACTGGTAATGCTGTTTCTTTCTTGATGTGAGCATCCATAGCATTATTGAATTCCGAAGAACCAGGCTGAAAGCCTCTATCTATCAAAGATTGAGCAAACGAGCTTACTTTTTTATCTGTATCCAAATATGCAAGTTGTGCTTCCAATTGTCTAATTGCTGTTGGATTTTGCAACTCTTTAGGCAAAGATTTCATTGTGTCAATTTGACCAACAAGCTCTCCAATTCTTAATCCTTCTGCAATTTTTGCATTTTGAGGAGCTTCTTTAGTAGGGCTCAAAACAGCAAGTTCAGTCTCCAAGGAGCGTATTGCATCTGGACTTTGCTGCCCTTCTGGAAGCCCTTTTAGAATTGCAAGTTGCCTGACAATTTCTGCGGCTCTTTGCGCTTTTACGATGTCAGCATTTTGTGCGGCTTCTTTGGGCTGTGGCAAAGCGTCCAAACGACTCTGCAAAAGATTGATTGCATTGACAACATCAGGAGTTTGCTCCATTGCTTGAAGCTGCCCAAGTTGAGTTTTGATTGTAGAAACGTATTCAGCAATCTGAACTTCTTTAGGGATAGCAGCGGCGCGGCCTTCTTTCATGCGCTGTTGAGCCAGGGCAAGTTCGCTATTGGCCTTACGAGCGTAATTAGCCAATCCAAAAGCCTCTTGCTGGAAACCAGCATCTGCAAGCATCCTTGCGCCATTCATCATCGACTCAGGATTGCTTTGGTCAATCTGCTTGGAAATAGCGTTCAGAGTGCTTATGCGCTGCAACTGAGGGTCTACTCCACCCATTGCCCCGCCAAACGCACCAGCAAGGTTATAGCCTGCTTGCTGCAAGCCTACAGATGCCCGTTGAAATGGGGCAAGGTTTTGCAACGCAACAGCACGATTAAAAACCTGTTGCTGCTGTTGCTGCTGATACATTTCGGGATTTATCCCAAATAGACCGCCAACAATATCGTCTGCCATGATTATTTCCTATGTTGGGTTAAGTTGCAAAAAGTTTTTTAAGATAGTCTTTCAGTTCCGGATTGTTTGCAATCTGACTAAGCAAATCACCGCTGTAGCTAAATGCGTTAACAGGAGCTAGTGTAGCTGCGCTGTTAACCATTCCTTGTGCAAGCAGTCTTCCTGCTTCAGCAGAAGATGCAGTAGTTTTAGCACCAATTTGCGTACCAAGTGTTAATGGCTGTTGTGCAAGGTTTTCAAGGCCAGAACTTGTGTCAATCGCGGTAGCAAATGGCGAGTAAGCGGCAGTCTGACCAGCGTAGTATTTGCCCATCAAGTCGCTACCAGAACTCAACAATCCTGCGCCAAATTTAGCTTGTTCCATGCCAGCCTGTTGGCCTTGTGCAGCTAGTTGCAGATTGCTTTGGGCAAGTGCATTGTAGTAAGCAGCAAGTTCAGGACTTGTAGCAGACAGATTGCCACCTTGGGCAACAGAAAGTCCACCTCGACCTTGAGCCAATAACCTAGCTTGCAATTGAGCAAGTTGTTGTTCTTGTCCAGGAGCAAGCAATGCTTGTTGCTTTGCAATGTAGTCTGCTGCCTGTTGCTCAGGAGTCTGCTTTAGATAACCCTGTCCAAGATTGAACAGACTTTGTGCGCCAGTGGTAAGCGGAGCATACGCAGCAGCAGCCCCTTCAGCGCCAGTAAGACCTTTTGCAGCAAGTGCGCTCAATCTATCTTGGTAGGCTTTAAGTTCAGGGCTTGCTGTGTAGCCAGCGCCAATTACATTGCCTTGCGCGTCAGTCGTAAAATTGGATGAACCGAAGCGAGTGGTAACGCCAACAGGACGGAACTTAGCTGCATCTGCTGCAATCTGTGCTGCTTTAATTTGTGCATCAGCTTGTATCTGTGCGGCTTCTCTTGCTTTCTCTGCCGTATTAACAGCACCAATTCCTGGCAACGCAGCAGTTATAACAGATGGAAGAATGGAAGATACAGTAGATGCACTTGGAAGAATGGAAGATACAGTAGATGCACTTGGAAGAACGGAAGATACAGTAGATGCACTTGGCAAAATGCTAGATACGGCATTCCCAGCAGATGAAAGCAATCCAGTACCAGCACTTACATACCCTGGTGTTGCACCAGCAGCACTAGTAGCTGGAGCAACTGGTGACCCGCCCAATCCAGGAAGAGTAGAACCAAGACCTGTAGTTCCAAGACCTGTGGTACTTACATATCCAGGTGTTGCACCAGCAGCACTAGTAGCTGGAGCAACTGGTGACCCACCTAAACCTGGAAGAGTAGAACCAAGACCAACTGCACTTGTATATCCTGGTGTAGCACCAGCAACACTGGTGACAGGTGCAACAGGAGAACCACCAAGACCAGCTAAAGTAGAACCAAGACCAGTACCAACAGCACTCACATATCCTGGTGTAGCACCAGCAACACTAGCAGCAGGAGCAACAGGAGAACCACCCAATCCAGCTAAAGTAGAACCAAGACCAGCGGCTCCTGCGCCTACATATCCTGCGCTAGAACCAGCAACACTAGCAGCAGGAGCAAACGGTGACCCAAGCAATCCAGCAGTTCCTGACGCGCCAGCAGTTCCAGCGCCAGTTGCTGGCAATGCATTAATTCCAAGGTCAACCGCAGGGGTAAGACCGCCAAGTGCCGCATATCCACCACCAAGAACAGCAGCAACCATTACTGCTTTCTGAAAATCTGGATTTGCTACCGTTTGGTTAAGCCCTGTCATAAGGCCACCCAGAGGCCCACCTAAGACTGAGCCTGCCCTTGGCCCTTGTTGCGTTACATTTCCTTCAGGGTCATAGAATTTGAATGTATCTGTTGCAGGGTCATAGCTTTGATATGCTGATTCTCTTTCTTTAAAAGCTCTTCGCTCTTTCCCGCCATCAAGTGCTGGGCCGTATAAGCCACTTGACTGAACTTCTCCACTAGCAATTTTTTTCTCAAAGTCAAGCATTTGCTGACTTTTTTGATAAACGGGGTCATCGGCAAAAGTAATTGTTGGAGCGCCTCTTTCATTGGTAGCAGGCGTTACAACAGGGGCCATCCCAACCCTACCAATCAATTTGCTAGGAACTCTATCAGTCGCTACACTATAAATTGGGTCGCCATATTTCATAGGCAATGGGTTGCCTGTATTTTCATCTGTCAATATAGGCGTGTAATTGCCAGGAATATACTGCTGCTTGTATGCAGGTGCTGCTGGGCGTGCTGCCGCAGGAGGTGGCGACATGGTGTAGTTATTTACACCAGCGGCTTTAGCTGCCGCAGGACTGCCGTATGCCTTACCATCAGGCCCATACACCACTACCCCTAGAGATGCGTCCCCAAATAAACTAGTAGTTGCCATTTTTAATCCTTACATTGTTCCAGCAGCAATGACATTGCCAATGACGGTGAAGTTTCCACTTGCATCTAGCTTTGCCACACTAGTTCCACTAGATTTAAAAAACAAGACCCCACCAGTTTCTTCCAGCGTAAAGTTTGTCAATGTGCCATTAAGTTTTGTGGCAATAGCAGTTGAGATGTTGTTGAACTCAGTGTCAATCTCTGTGCCTTTGACAATCTTGGATGAATTGCCTGGAGCCAGCGCGTCTTTAGCCGCAAAGTTGGTAGTTTTGGTGTAGTTCATGTCAAATGCCCTGTTTCATATATGCCAAAATAAGCTCAAGTTCTTCTATTGACGAATTTGTTTTTATTCTATTGGCTTTCCAAGAAATAATTTGAATGTTATTTTTTGTGTAGCCTTTTGTTGAGTCAATTCTATCAATGCTTGGACTTGTTTCTCTAAATCCAGCATCTCCAAATATCAATTTAGTTCCAAATATAGGACACAATCCATCTTTAGGATATATGCTTTTTATATCTTCTAGTGTTAAAGTGTTATCCCTTAATTTTTTCTTTGACCTTTGCTTAGAAGCATTTAACAGCATTTGTAAGCGATATTCAAAATTTTTTCTTTTATTTTTTTGATAATTTCTTGAGTAATCTAGCGTATGGTCTTTGTTTTTTATTCTTCTATTTTTTTGATACTCTACATCACACAAGCGACATTTGTACTGCAAACCATCAGAACTAGCTTTGTTTTTTGAAAAGTCAAATATAGATTTATATTCTTTGCAAAAACTACAAAGTTTTAATTTTTCAACAATTTTTAAATCTGAGGTGTAGTTGCTCATACAAGTTTTCCTCGTTTGGCTTGAATCTCAATTTTCTGAATGCTAACTGGAAAACCAGTAATCTCTGTTTCGTAACCCGTCTGTACAGCCTTGCCAGAGCCAGTTGCTTGACCAATCAAAAGCTGTAATTGAACTCCGCTTGAATAGTAGGCAACAGGAATGCCATTTGTGCCATATTCAGCCGTCCCATATTCAGAGACAGTGGACTCTGGAATTGACAACACCTGTGAATAATACTGACCACTAAAGTCAAAACCCCACTTCACAATGAAGTCTTGGCTAGAGCCGCCAATGACAGTTACAACAATTTTCTTGAGAATAGATGTGATGCCAATATCGCCTAAGTCAGCGTAATTGGTGAAATATTGCAGTCTGTAGAACGATGCGTCATCAAGATAGGTGTCGTATTTGCCAATGTACCCATTTTTTCCTATAAGCAAGTCACCATTGCGGCGAGATAGCAAGCAAGTTGGCTCAAGAGAGTCCCATATGGTTACACGAGCAGCGCCATCTTGCAACTGCGTCTTTGTGTCAAAAACATAGACCTGTTTTGCAACAGGAAGGGTTAATAGGTAGAAAGCATTGATTTCAGAATAAACAGCTTTGCAGTTAGCCAATGTCTCAAAAGACAAAGATGCCATCAAGTCATTGCGGACATTCTTAGATAGGTCACGCAAAGGAGCAGACTTTTCTTGGATGGTACGCAACAACGAGCGTACTCCACTGTTTGACAGAAAAACTATGTCGCTACCTGTTGTATGGATAGTGTCACGCCCAAGGCATCCAACGCTGGAAATAGAGTCACTAAGACTCATTGTTGCAGGCGTAGTGGCATTAGCGTAGACAAGGATTTGACGCTGACCAAAGATAAACAAGAATCCATTATGTGAAGCAAGACCAACAATTTTGTCTGCTCCATTAGGCCAAACACGGCTTACATCCAATGTTCCCGAAGTGCCACCACTCCATATATGACCAGTTAATAGGTCAGAAAAAGTAATGGTTGTGTTGTCAGTTGTAGTGCTTGCAACCCAAAGGCGACCAAAGGCAGATATGCCAATGTTTGCCAATGGAACAGTGCCTGTATAGCCAGTTTTCTCGCTTATCCTGCGGAATGTCGTGGTGCTAACGGCAGGGTCATAAATCAGTGGGTCAAAGCCAGTTTGAAAGAAGAAAGCAATGCCGTTAAGAGAGCATATCTGCCAATCATTTGCCGTGATTGTTGGTGCAGTACCTCCACCTCCGTAGGTCAACTCTGTTACTGCATTTGAAGCGCCCAACTTAAACAGTTTGCCATTACCTGCAAAAAGAACAGTCAGAGTGCCATCGGATTGCACTAATTCGTGCATAACGCCAACATTGTTAGCGCCAAGAGTGCCGCTAGATGGGTTTACCTTAGAGTAACCTTTACGAGAACCAATGCGCCCGTACTGGTCAATGATGGCATTTGTAGCAATAGACGCAAAACCTGAAGCCAAGTCCAACGGGGAGTCTTGGGTGTTTAACCCATAAAACCCTGGCGCTGATACGCTGTAGGACTGTAGTTCTTGGCTCATGTTGCAATGAATTCGTTGAAATCAGGGAAACGAGTGCCTTCCAAAGCAATGTAGTCAGAGAGCATGGACTTGTATAGCAAGAATGCTTCAGAAGAGTTCATAGAGCCATCTTCACCACGCTCAACCAATGCGCGTGAATATGCGTTCTGTGCCACCAGCACATCAGGAACAAGGCATATTGTGCTGTCAGAAGACAAGGCAGCCTGTGGCACTGCTAACGAGAAAAGAAGGCTGTAAACGCCATCTGGACGAGGATACAGCGTTACTTTTGCATCGTAACTTGCGTC